ACTAAAAGTATTAATAATATAGTGTTAACCATCATTCTTCTTGTGTCTTACCTTTCTTACCAATGTTATACTTCTGTTCTAAAATCCAGTCACCCTTATCTTTATAAGAAAGAACTTTAATTTGATTAAGAGGTGCTATATCTGAAACTGCATCTGGTTTCACAACATTAACGAGTCCCCAATCAGTAAGAAGACGAGCAATACGATTCCGACGCTGAACGTCATTAGAAGTAAGGTTAGCGTGTTTCCCATCAAGAGCAAATAACTCTTTAAAATGCACGATATAATACCTACCTTGCTTATGCAAGATATGGCATGATTGATAGAGTTTCTTTTCTTTTCTTGACGCTACACCAATTCTTGTGAGAGTTTCTCGTACCTTGAGAAAATCATCTGGTTCTGATAGGACCACCTCAACCATTTTATCTGGTGTCCAACTGTATTCTGATTCCATAACCACGGTCATTTCAATCCTCCTCGCTCAAGTTTCTCTTGTATAAAAGTGAGTTGTTCTTTAGAAAGGAGTGGAAGAACTTGTTTCGCTTTTTCGTCACTATATCCATAGTAACGCTTCACATAATCAAGATTTTTCAATTCTTCTTTCTTCACCCAAGGAGAGAACCTCTTCTTGGATCGTAAAATATTTAGTAAAAAGTCATATTGTAACTTGGAACTCAGGTTATGATATAAATTCATTTCATTTGCATACATGATGGCATCAAGATGACCAGACATGCATCTGTTGATAATATACGCTGGATATTTCTTTTCTACATCAGGATCTTCATCAATAAGGTTCTTCTTACTGTAGTTGATACTGTTCAACCAGTCTTTCAATTCCATGTGAATCCTCTCTGACCAGACCTGTCTTTACCAATCAACTTAGCAAACCTCGAACTACCATCTATCATCATTGTATCATCTTTCTCAGGAAAATAGTCAACCTTGTCACCTTCACGATACAAATCAAGTGTCACACAATGTAATCCTCCGTCATGAAAATGCCTGTGCCTAAAAGGAACTACGATTGGTTCCACATTATGCTTTTTGAAGAACTCTTTTGCCTCTGGTATCAGATTTGAAACACATACATGATGCCTGTCTAGCATCAAAACATTGACATCAAAGATTGTTTCTATAGTGAAACCTGTTAACTCCGATAGATATGTGTTTGTAAAATCTACAAACTCCTCATTGATATCACCATCAACATACCATCTTCCACCTATCTTTTTCTTCCACTTGTGTATCTCACTTGTAAACTTACTTGTCTTTGCATGACCAGGAAGATGCAGTACATCCCAATTAGGAAAGGTTTTAGAATATAACAGGGGAGATCTAACAGTCATGATTGCACCTGGTACTACAGGAGAAAAACAACCATCACTATGTCCACCCTCATTGACTACATTATATCTAAGATCAAATGGCAAGCGTTTCAAATCAAATAAAGCACTCTCGACAACCATATCCTTACCAATCAATGTCATACATGGTGCCTTCAATAAGTGAACCATAGATTCTCTAGAATATTTTTTGAAATATTCTATTTCCATTTGTGTTATATCATCTAATTGAGATATATCTGTATTTTCTATGTCATCAGGCCATGAGTTTGTTTTTCTTACTTTGTAATATGTCTCATGTAACTTTTCTTTTTCCTCTTCACTCAAACTTTCTAAGTCAAAATCAAGTATAACTTGATCATCTTTATTATATTCATCAAGACACTCAAAAATTGCCGAGTGATCACCATGTGTGATGTATAATTTATCGTCTACAACTAAAGAACAATCTCTTACCTGCATAGGAGGTCTAGGTACAGTTCTTATCCTATGAAAAGGATTTATAAAGTTTACTTTACCATCATCAATGTATCTGTCTATTCTATCATCAGGATTCAACTTGGGTCTTATGACATCACATCCAAAATCTTTGAGAACACTTTGAAAATTATCCAAATCTTCGTTTGTTTCCTCTGCTATTCTACTAAGTCCACTTCTTATAACATCATTCTTGATAGTTGAAAAAAAATCTACATCATAAAATGTACCAAGAACCACAGTCTTGAGCGTATCCCATGGTGCATGATACTTGTAATTATTTTGCAAAAATCCTATCCTTCATTTCGGGGTTCCAGTTATCATAGTACCCTGTTTTCTGAAGTTCTGCTCTCTTTTCTTCTAAATCTTTTCTATCCTGTACAATCAATGCACATATACCACTATTGAGTTTTATACCTGCCACTTCTTCTATAGTATCAGGATGTTCGTCATAAAAAATAAGGTCTGGAAACTGTAGATTGTAATCTTTTGCTAAAATTTCAAGGTCTTTACATGATGGTAAAGAATTTTCCTTGAAATAAAATATCATTACACGATCCTTTATCAATTTTATATCTTCTTTCAGTTGATTGAAACTTACAAATTTCTTTACAATAACTTTACCTTCCACCCATGCTGCTTTTGCATAAGGGCATGGTGGTAAGTTGGCAAATGCGGGATTTGGTATGCTTAGAAGGTCTTCAATCCAAGAATCAATTGTTTGTTTCGTCACGAGGTTTGATAATAATACAGTTGTTGTCATAGTCAGGTATCATGTCAAGATGAACATCGTTATCCCAACATAATTCTTGATATAAAGAGTTTAGTCTCTCCATATCATCATAAAGATCATTCACCTGATCCATCTTTCTTCTTGAAGTACTTGTTTATGACATCAATTTGATCTTGATACTTAGCAATGATGTTCAATTCATTCTCTATTGCCTCTGTGATGTCAGAATGTTCTCCAATACCTGCAGGGTTAGTGAGGTAGACCTCTACGTTTGCCACATGTTTTTGGATATCTCCTTGTGCATGTGCAAGAAGTGCTCTGATAAGTTGCTCTCTCATTAGAAATTAGTAAGTACAAGTTCTTTTCGGTTTTTTTGTGCAGACGTATAGTCTGCAGTAGACCTCATTGTATATGTATGGTCGTATTCTACTGCCTTCCAGTCGTGAAATCTACGTTTGTTTAGATTTGAGGAATTGTAACTGACACACATGTGATGTTTTGCTTCACAACATGCTTTTGAGAAGTTTGTATGATGAAAATACTTCTGCATGCCTCCTTTTTTACCATATAAATTAGATCCTATCTCATATGGTGGGTCAAGATAGATGAATTTGCCTTCTCCACCAAACAAAACCTCATAAGATACGTTAGTTATTTTCCAATCTCTTATAATTTCTGAGTATTCTGGCAATCTTTCTATACCTCTCATCGAAAAATTAGAATCACTTGCTTGTTTTGAGAAGGATGATGCCTCTGATAATCCAGAAAAACTACATTTATTGATAACATAGAAGGCAATTGCCCTATTCAAATTATCTGTACTCCTATCTCCAACTTTAGCCTTACATTCTTCAAATAATTCTCTTGCTGTGTCTGGATTTGGATGTGTAGTTTTATAATTTTTCAAACTATCTGTCATCTCATCACCATTTGTCTGCAACATAGACCAAAAATTATATAATGGTTCGTATAAATCATTGACCCATATATCTAAATGAGGGAATTGCTTAGTTACCCACAATGCAACAGAACCACCTCCTAGAAATGGTTCCCTATATTCATCAAAACCAATCAAATCAGGAAAGAATTGACTAATCTTTGTTACTGCCCTGCTTTTTCCTCCTGGATATCTTAGGGGAGTTTTTAGACTTTTCTGAGTTATCATAATAACCAAGTTGTGATAATAAAATGTTCAACCATACGACCATAATGATCAGTACGAGAAGTTCAAATAAGGGTGTTGGGATCAAAGTAATCCTCCAAAGTACATTTTGGTGTCCAACTGAGCAACTTTTGTGCTCTAGAGATATCTGCAAGAGTTTCTCTTGCTTCACCTGGTCTCTCAGGAATTGTTATAGTATCATCAGATATAAATGCAGCAATCTCATTGACTGAATAATTCTTACCTGATCCTATATTCACTGTGACACCAGAAAAATTTGTCATCATTGCACAGATGTTAGCGTCAACCACATCATATACATGTGTAAAATCTCTACGTTGTTCACCATCTCCTACTATCGTAAGGGGTTCTCCACGTTTTTTCTGCTCCTCGAAGAGTCCTATGACTGGTGCATAAATCCCTTTTAGAGGTTGACGAGGACCGTAAACATTGAAGTACC